ACCATTGTACCAGAAGGGCTGACGAGTCCTCAACTTTCATTTAACTTTACAATACGCAAATTTCTAATTGGAGGAAATATAAATGAACAGTCTCGCCGCATTTCTCCACCCGGCAAAGGTGGAAAATAAAAAAGTCGTTATATCAAACCGCTTCGTGGAGAACGGGAAGCCCGTTGAATGGGAAATTCGGGCCATTTCCGAAAAGGAAAATGGCTCGCTGGAACGGAAGTGCACAAAAGTTGACCGAAAAACCGGGGTGCAGCAGCTTGACCGTGTGGCATTCGGACACGCTTTGGCGGCGGCCGGAGTTGTCTTTCCCGATCTCAACAATGCCGAGCTGCAGAAAGCCTATGGCACTCTCGGCGCGGAAAACGTACTCGAAAAAATGCTTACCGTGGGCGAGTTTGCAAAGCTGACCGAGGAAGTTTCTAAACTCTCGGGGCTGGACACGGATGACATCAACGAGCAGATCGACGAAGTAAAAAACGGATAAAGCAGGGCGATCCGGATTTTAACTACGCACATTACGCCCTGCAAAAGCTTCATATTTTACCGTCCGTGCTGGCGGCAATGAGCCAGCGCGAACGGGCTTTTATTTATGCTTCCACTGATTTACGCATTGAAGCGGAAAAAGAGGAAATCCGGAAGGCAAAGCGAAAGAGGTGATACCGTGCCGTCGTTAAGGTCAATATTTACGCTGCAGGACAACTACAGCCGTTCGATGGATCGCATTTGGAACAGCACTCAGCGGGCGACGAGCGGCATCAGCAAAGCAAGCAGCGCGGTTGACACCGTGAGCAACAAATTTACTATGGCCGGGAACGCCACATCCAGGCTTACGTCGAGGCTGACTGGGCTTGTTGCCGCCGCCCTCAGCTTTGCAACCTTGAAAAAGGGCATGGAAATCTCGGATACCTATACAAACATCAACTCTCAACTGTCCCTAATAACACGGAGCGCTAAAGAGCTAAACGGGCTGCAAAGTCAGATATTTGCCGCCGCCGATCGCGCACGCGGTTCCTATACCGATATGGCCGGCGCGGTTGCAAAGCTCGGTATCACTTCCAAAGCGCAGTTTGGAAGCAACCAGAATATCGTGAAGTTTACCGAAACTTTGCAGAAAATGTTCAAGATAGGCGGCGCGGGTACCGCTGAACAATCTGCTGCAATACTGCAAATTACCCAGGCTATCGGTTCAGGTAAGCTGCAGGGCGATGAGTTCAGGTCGATTATGGAAAACGCGCCTATGGCCGCGCAGGCGATAGCAAAGTATCTCGGAAAATCGACGGGGGATTTAAAGAAGCTGTCGACCGAAGGCAAATTAACCTCCAACGCAGTTATCAATGGCGTGTTATCCGCTGCTGCAGCCACAGACAAGCAGGTCGGCAAAATGTCCTATACTTGGGGCGACTACTGGAACAAGATCAAAAACGGGGCGTATCAGGCGTTCAGCGGAGTGTTCAGCAGTGAAAACAGCGCGTTAGGTTCCAAGGGATTTCAGACTTTTATAGACGGAATAGTGAATAGCTTTTCCGCCCTCGCCAATGTGGCGAATACCGTTATGAACGTGATTGGACGGATCGCAAGTTTTTTTACTGATAATTGGTCTACAATAGGGCCGATTATTTTTGGTGTAATTGGAGCGATAGCCGCCCTGACAATTGCTACCTGGGCGCAAGCGGCCGCTCAATCCGTTGTAAATTTTGTAACGGCTGCCAGCCCCCTGACTTGGATTATTTTGGCGCTGGTTGCAGTCGTCGTAATAATCTATGAAGTCGTAAATGCCATCAATCAGGCGACAGGTTCCACGATCAGCGCAACCGGAATCATTGTCGGCGCAATATTTGTCGCCGCGTCCGCTGTGTGGGACGTCGCTATCGGGCTGCTAAACGGGCTTATTCAACTGGTGTGGTCAATATTTGCTGAACCTTTTTTGGGAATCACCGAATGGGTATTGAACGTCGCAAACGGGGGGTTCAACAGTTTTGGCGGCGCCGTGGCAAATCTGATAGGGCAGATCATCGGGTGGTTTTTGTCGCTGGGGCAGGTCGTGACTAAAATCATCGACGCGATATTCGGCACGAACTGGACTGCAGGGCTTGAATCTCTCAAGGGTGCGGTGACATCGTGGGGCAAAAATGATAAAGCCATAACTTTGACTGACGGAAAAAACAAGCCTCCTACTATTGGGCAACGTTGGGACCCAAAATCGGCTTGGAATTCCGGTTATAAATCTGGACAGGGCATTGACACAAAAGTAAAAAATTGGACAAGTGGCCTCGGCAAGCTGCCGCCTCAAAAGGCACCTCCGTATACACCTATACCTACTTATGGCGGCGGTGCAGGCAAAAATAAGCCCGTCAAAGTCAAAGGCACCGGCGCTGATGGTTCCGTGAAAGTCGATATTGCAGATCAGGATTTGCAATACCTCCGCGACCTTGCCGAAAAGCAGTACATCAACAAGTTCTCCACAGCGGTTCTATCGCCGAAGCTGACTGTGAATTTTTCCGGGAACGCCGGGGATAAAGAAAACCAGCAGCAGATTTATTCCACAATAGGCAAGATGCTTAAAGAAGAGCTTGCGACGGCAGCGGAGGGCTATTATCCGGTATGAGTTATGCAGTATTTTTTCAGCAGGGTAACACGGTGATCCGTTTACCTACCAACCCGGAGAAGATCGAAAAGACTTCTACGCAGGCAAATGAAAAATATGTTGTATTTGGCGTAGGGCAGATCGCTGTTCCGACGGGTTTGGAACTCGCGGAGTATTCGTTGCAGGAGGTTGAGTTTCCGCACGCAACGTCGCATTATGTTGAAACGGCAGGCGCCTTTCAAGGGCCGGACTATTACGAGAACCTTTTCAATACATGGCGCGCTGGGAAAGACCCGGTCCGGTTCATTGCCCGGAACGGGATTACGGCGGACATCAACACGCTTGTACTGGTTGAGGAATGCAACCCGTCAGAAACCGCTGGGGAAGAAGGGGATAAATACTTTGACTTCAAGCTGTTGGAATACCGCGATTTCGGGTTCAAGAGCGTTGTGGTCCCCGCCACCGCGAAACCTGTAGCGAAAGCAACGGCTGCACCGAAGACTACAAAAAATCCGAAAGCGCAGAAAACCTATACCGTAAAATCCGGCGATACCTTATGGGGGATTGCGAAACGTTTTTATGGCAATGGCGCAAAATATCCTACAATTTTTAACGCAAATCGAAGCAAAATCAAAAATCCGAACCTGATTTATCCGGGACAGGTATTGACGATCCCTTAAACCTTGGTATAATATTCCATTGGAGGGGGATGAAAATGAAATCAAATACAGGAGCAAAAGCATTATTGTTTATACTTGTAATTGGGGTTATTGCAATAGCCGGAATTTTCATTTATGGAAACACTCCGGCGGGTAAAGCAGAAAAGAAAAAGAATTTAGCCGCTTCTGCGGCCGCATCTGCTTCGGAAATCGCCGATATGAAGAAGAACGCCGTACTCGATGTTACCCAATTTGCAGGTCTTACGCCTGACAAGCTCGCAAAAATCATGGGAAATCCGGATAAGACTGAAGCGGATGGGGATGTAAAATATTATCAGTACAGCAAATCAGAATATTGGTGCGAGTTTACTATTTCCGGAGGGGCGGTAAAAAAGCTGGAAATTGATTCGCTGAACTACTATTCGAATAAAGGAAAGGATTTTGCTTTTTACGGCACCGAAAAAGAAAATCTCGCAGCGTTCGGCGTTGTGCCGCAATACCAATACACTGAAAATTACACTGGGCTCGCAATGAATCTTACCGATGGAATAACAGATACAATTTCCGCAATGAAATTTCAGCTTATTGATCAGGACAATAAAACTTTTCAAGTCCTATGGGTTGACTACATTTAATAAAAGCCTTGCGCTTCATAGCGTAGGGCTTTCTTTATACCGAGGTGATGCCTTTGGCCGCCGAACTACTTGTCGAGACCACCGACAAAAAGGTCTATGAAATTAGTGGGCTTGCGAAATCCGCTGAGTGGGAAGACCACTTGAACGACGGATGCAGCAAGTTCACTTTTTCATACACCGCGACCGGCCCTGGGATTGGCAACGGCTCCATCGTGCGCTTCAAATACAATGGGGCAAATATCTTTTACGGCGTTGTTTTCAAACACGAGCACGCCAAAAACAAGGTCGTCACAGTCACCGCCTACGACCTGCTGAGGTATTGCAAGGCCAAGGATACCATCGTCGTGAAAGGTGACACGGCGACGACACTGGCAAAAAAGATGTGCAACTATTTCGGCATACCGGTTGGAACGCTTGCAGACACGGGTTACGTGCTCCCCACGGACGTGCAGAGCGATAAAACGTGGCTTGACATCATGTACTCGGCCATTGGCGACACGCTGCGGGCAACCGGTAAATGGTACGCCCTGCGGGATGAATTTGGGTCCATCTGCTTACGAAACTTGACGGAGCTGGAAACGAATCTGATTCTCGGCGACGGGTCCGCATGTTACGACTACAGCTATTCAAAATCCATTGACGATGATTTTTACGATGAAATCAAGCTGGCTGTAGACAACGAAGTCACCGGGAAGCGGGATATTTACATTGCGAAGGACAGCAAAAACATCAGCAAATATGGCCTTTTGCAGTATTTTGAAGTCATGTCGTTCAACTCGACTTCCACCGGGTCCGGCAGCCAGTCCGACGCAAATAAATCCGCGAACGAAGCGAGGAAAAAATCCCTTACGATTCAGATGTCAAACGCGCTCCTGTCCCTTTACAACGGGGAGACGGAATCCTTTTCCATGAGTTGCCTCGGAAACACCGCAATCCGGGCCGGGAGCAGCTTCCACGCTTATTTATCGGAAATCGGAATCAATAAGCGCTTAATCGTCAAGACGGCCACACATACGTTTTTGCCGAACCACACCATGAAGTTGGAAGTGAGGATTTGATAAACGAAATAAAACAGTGCATCGACGGCTATCTGAACAACCGGAAGCCGGCCTGCCTGATGATCGGCACGGTCGTTTCCGGCGGTGTGAAACTTTCTGAAAAGCTCACTTTGCCGTGGGAAATGGTCTACGGAAATCTGAAAGGCAGCGCGACCGCCGGGCAGCAGGTACGGCTTTTCCGAGACGACGGCGGGCACGCCTATTATATTCTTGAAATCATCGGGTATACCCCTGCGATGAAGGGGCAGACGCTGAAAGTTGAGTCTGGCGATACCGTATCGGAAATCAAAATAGAGGACGTGGTGAAATCGTGAACCTTGCGAATACCGTCACTCCCGACTTAGCAGTTTCCGATGAAGCCGAGCAGACGCGCACTTATAAAGTATCAGAAAACAGGATTCAGGGTTTTACGGATGGGCTGGACGCTCTGAAACAGGCCATTTTCCATATGCTTGGCACCGAACGATACGAATACCCGATTTACTCTCTTGATTATGGTCTCCGTACGGACGACCTGATCGGCAAAGACCGCGAATACGTTGAAGCGGAGTTGCAGCGCCGAATCCGGGAATGTCTGCTTTCCGACGATCGCATTACCGGCGTCGACAATTTTGTGTTTTCGACCGACGGCGACGAAATGTTGTGTATGTTCGACGTCGAAAACATTTACAAAACGATTTCCATGAGCAAGGCGGTGACGGCCTGATGTATGAGGACATGACCTATGAAGCTATTCTTGAGGATGCCCTCAGCCGAGTTCCGAGTGACGTCGATAAACGGGAAGGGTCTATAATCTATGACACCCTGGCCCCTGTCTGCTACAAGCTGGCGGAATGTTATGCGTCGCTTGGCAGCCTGACAGACCTTCTTTTCGGCGACACTGCGGTCGGCGAATTTTTGGACCGATTCGTCAACGACTACGGGATGACACGCAAACAGGCTGTCCCCGCAATTCGTCAGGTGACAGCAAATGAAGCAATTACAATCGGAAGCCGTTGGGCCGTCAATGACGTCGTGTACGATATTACGGCGCTGACTTCCGACGGGGTGTATTCGGCAAAGTGCGAAACCGCTGGCAGCGTTGGGAACACCTATACCGGACAGCTCTCGAACATTGACAATACCAGTGACGCGGAGGTTACACTTGGCGATATTATTACACCAGGTGAGGATGAGGAAACCGATGACGCGCTCCGCGCGCGATTTTACAAATCCGCCCGGCAGGCTGCGTTCGGCGGCAACATCGCGGACTATGAGGGAAAGGTCCTCGCCGTCGACGGGGTGGGCGCCGTGAAAGTATTTCCGGCTCACGAAATGGGCGCTGCCGGGCAGGTCGGGCTTGTAATCGGCGACACGCAGGGCAACACCGCGTCGGCCGCAAAGGTCGCGGAGGTGCAGGCTTTAATGGGAACGGACGGCGACGGCATCGCGCCGATCGGACACACCGTGACGGTAAAGACCTCGGCCGACCTCTCCGTGGACGTTGCGGCGGCCGTCCGGCTCAAGACCGGCTCCAGCTTCGCAATCATCCAACCAATCGTCGTGCAGGCCATCACGGATTACATCAATGCCATTGGGTTTGCGGATGAAACCGTGTTCTTCGCGAAGCTGCAGGCGGTCATCCTCGACTGCCATCCCGACATCGTGGACATCGGTACGGTGACAATCAACGGGGCGTCGGCCAATCTGGCGCTGGAAAAGACCTTTGAAACCTATCAGGTGCCGACGGTGGGCACCATCACGGTGACCGAGGTGACGGGCTGATGTTTTATGAGGACCCTGCGGATTACCTCGATTTCCTGCCCGACCGGCTGCAGGGCATCGCTGAAATCGACGCCATCGCCGGGGCCGTGAACATCCAGCTTGACAAGCTCTCGGCCTATATCAAGCAGCATGTCGATAACCGGTTCCCGTCGACCGCAGACGAAAGCGGCTGTGCCCGGTGGGAGAAGATGCTCGGAATCTCCGCGCCGCTCAACGGCACCCTGCAGGCACGCCGCGATGCCATCCGATCGAAAATCATGACGAAACCGCCCATCAACCTGAAAACCCTGCAATCTATTGTCGAAGCGTACATGGGCCTGCCGGTCGGCATCACTTTGGACGGCTACCAGGTGCGCATCAAATACCGCGGGGAATCCCGCATCGCCGACCTGAATCCGCTCTACGCGACCATGTGGACGACAATCCCCGCGAACATGCTGGTGGACATCGCCTATTTGTACGCCACCTGGGGCGAAGTCAAGGCTGTCTATTCGACGTGGGGCGACGTGAAGGCGAAGACCTGGGAACAAATCCACAAGGGGGTATAAAACCTTGGACACCACGACAAATTACGGGCTGAAAAAGCCGGCGGACACCGACGGGGCCGATATTGAAGTAATCAGCGCCAACATGGATATTATTGACGCCGAACTAAAAAAGCGGGGCTGTGTCAAGAGAAGTTCGCAATTTCAGGGCTCCGGAATATGAATCAGGCAGCATTTTGTAGCAATGCCTGG